GCGGGTTCAGAGTATCTCAACAAAGTTTTTGGTTGGGATCCTCTGATTTCGGAAGTGAAAGATTTCGCTTCCGTTGTTCGCAAGCATCGTGACATACTTAATCAGTATCGTCGTGATGAAGGCAAACTCGTGCACCGCCGTTACAATTTTGATGTGGATAGTTCAGAGACTCAAGAGGTTATCGGGACTACTCCCGGTTACACTGGTCCTTGGACCACTGGAACCGACGTCTTCCCGAAGCCTCTTTCTGAACCGAGCGAGGTTTCCTTAATCAGAGGAAGCTCACATAAGAGATGGTTTTCAGGCGCATTTACTTACGCGTCCCCCTCTCAGTCTGACAGCTGGAGGAGGGCACTTGGGTATGGGTCTGATGCCGATGTTTTATACGGCGCATCTCTTAATCCTGAGCTTCTTTGGAATCTCACTCCATGGAGTTGGGCAGTCGACTGGTTTAGTAATACTGGTGATGTTATCAACAACATCAGTAATTACATACGTGCTGGCCAGATTATGCAGTACGGATATATGATGGAGGAATCTACCTCCTATCTTGAAATTTCCGTTACTGGATCCCAGTTTCCTGGGACCCCGGCCCCTCCTGGGATGCGACGTGAAGTCGTTTCCAAGGTTAGGCGTCCGGCTAATCCATTCGGATTTGGCATATCACTGGATAGTTTGTCAGCTACCCAGCTTGCCATAACCGCTGCATTAGGAATTACCCTTTTGTAGCTACAGTTGTACTGTAACCACTATGCGGATTTAATCCGCAGAAAAGAGTGTGCCTAATGGCATTGGCCGACCCGCAGTCCATCAAAATCTCGGGCACTACTACGAGTCTCCCGCGTGTTTCTACGTCGGGTAACTCGTCTGTGTACGAGAGTTCTGATGGTACTATCAAGGTGACGCTTTCTACCCAGAATGGGTCAAGAAAACGTCAAACTTGGCGTGTCGATGTGAGTAAAATCACTACCGACCCGTTTATTCCTGCACAGAACCAGGAAGTCTCGATGTCTTTTTACATCGTGATTGACCGGCCTGTTTCGGGATATAACAATACGGAAGCTTTGGGCGTTATTGTGGGTGCTATTGAAGCACTCACTTCGACCGAAGATGCCGTACTGAAAAAGCTCCTTGGCGGTGAGAGTTGATTACCGCTATAGAGCTGAAACGAGTCAACCTTCAGATTCGTAAGAATCTTAAGGCTCTCCTAAAGGAGGTTAGTGATGCATAGGATGGATTTTATTCCACTCTATATCTTCGGTGCAGTGGCATTTATTTGCCTCTGCCTCGGAGGACTCACTCTTGCTCTTTTTGGATTTGGTCTGTTGACCTGATCCTTGCTGGCGAAGTAGTTAGCTACTACTCTCACCAGTGAGCAAGTGCCCGTGTATTAGGCTAAGGAAATGATACCCCCGTTAGGAGGCCATTTGAAAAGCCTGATATCACTCTGGAATAGCATGGCAGATGATTTTGCCATGCGATGTCACACTAGCACCACCATGGACAAGAAATATGTCCAAGGTCGGGTCAAAGACGAGGGTTTGTCGTTTTTTACGATAACCCTTTTATCCTTTGGCAAGGAATTTCGTTCTATCCTTGATCAAGGGATTGTTGCTGACGCATCCTTTCCGGGTTTTAAGCGGAGAGGACGAGGTCTCCCCCTATTTTTAGGAGGTTTCCTTCAGCAGATCTTTGACCCTATGACTGGTGTGTTGCTCGATAAACCCAACATCGAAGCAATATATGCTGTCCACCAGCTAACGCTGATGTATAGCAAATTGGAACTCGATTGTTCATCCGATCGGGTTCGTTCTGCGATGTTGTCGTTTCTTGAGTGTGAGAGCCAGGTAAAGAGGTATGCTGATTCTCTAGCAGATGATGATTTATCTGATTTTGCTAGGATGAGTCATTTCCTCTATGCCAGCATATTCTCCGAAATAGACAGTGATGTCTATAACGGAGAACTTGTTCCGAAACATGGCCCTGGGGCTACCGCAGATAAACTCTACGGTAATGGCAAGTTTAATTGCCGCCTCTGGACCGAGAGACTCGAGAAGTACTTCCCTGCTGGGGAGTATCTTTTCCCTTCTCCCTCTCATTACCTTGACGGTATTGAGGATGTTTCGTGGCTCGAGCCTGATGCAGAGATTCCAGTCAATGTAATCTCTGTACCTAAGACGCAGAAGGGCCCTCGGATTATTGCTATTGAGCCTACCTGTATGCAGTATGCACAACAGGCTATTCTTGATGCTCTGATCCCAAGGATTGAGAGTTCTACTCTCGGTTCTTTTCTCGGATTCTCTGATCAAGTTCCCAACCAGGACTTGGCTAGGGAAGGCTCCCGTGTTACGGGTAGTCTTGCAACGCTCGATTTGAGCGATGCTTCCGATAGGGTCCCTCTCAAGCTCGTAGAGTCCATGATGTCTGACCACCCTCATTTGCTTGGGGCTGTCTCAGCATGCCGGTCTGCACGAGCGTGTGTTCCTGGATTTGAGACTGTGTCTCTATCCAAGTTCGCGTCTATGGGCTCTGCTCTGACCTTTCCAATCGAGGCTATGGTCTTTTTGACCTGTGTCTTTCTTGGAATTGAGTCGGATCTCAACACCCATTCTATTACTCAACGTGATCTTGTTGATTACGTTGGTAAGGTGCGCATCTACGGTGACGATATTATTGTCCCCGTAGACCATGTGGATTCTGTTATCTTCCAACTAGAGCGTTTTAACGCAAAGGTTGGCTCCAGCAAGTCTTTCTGGACCGGAAGGTTCAGGGAGTCTTGTGGGAAGGAGTATTTTGACGGCCAAGACATTTCAGTAGTCAAGGTCCGCCAGATTCCTCCTGATAACAGGCTGAACGCAAGGGGAGTCGTCTCTTCTGTTTCTACCCGGAACCTGCTATATCAAGCAGGACTCTGGGCTGGAGCAGCCGAGATGGATCGCAACCTTCGGAGAGTACTTAAGTACTACCCGAATGTCGGTCCTGAGTCTCCCGCGCTGGGTCGTATTTGCTCTTTGGGCTATGATGTCCAGAGGCAGTGCGACAAACTACATAGGCCCTTGGTTAAGGCTTATGTTGTTAAGTCCAGGATTCCCATCAATTCTCTTGATGGTCCTGGTGCCTTGCTCAAGTACTTCCTTAAACGAGGCGGTTTGCCAACTGCTGATAAGGAACACTTGGTGCGTTCAGGACGCCCGCGT